GGATATGGCTATTCAGTTAATCCCGATGATAAAAGAATACTTGGAAATAAATGTGAAGAATGATGAACAACTTGTCAAACTGGCAACTGTTGTACAACGATTAATTGCTGCCGAACAGAAAGGTGGTAGTGAATCAGAATTTAGTTTATCAGACAAAGAGAAAGAACAATTACTCAAAAGTATAGATGATGTAGTTGTAGACATTCAAAAAAAATCAGATAAAATATCAGAAGATATACAAACAGTTAAGGAAAATTAATGGCGTATAAGATAAATCGTGATGATGAATATATAGTTCATCCTGATGGACCTGCTAGTATGAAAGATGTGGGAAGATTGTATAATAAAATAATGCAAGCAACCCCCGAATTTTATGAATTAGAACCAGCAGAAATAATAGAGATTTATTTAGATGAAGAAGATTTACCATTAGTTAAAGATACTGAAGAACCAGATTGGTCAAAGTACGGATGGGCTTTAGCTCGTATGTCGATTAGTAGTAAACATAATAAGGATTATGTAGAAATAAGACCAATTGAAACTAATATTAAAGAATATCCGTTGCCGGGTGAAGTTGTTATTGTGGTAAATTATTTTGGGGATAGATATTATACTCAAAAATTAAATTTACATAATTCAGTTAATTTAAATTTTCATCCAGGATTGAGTAATAAAACACCAGATAGTCAGAAATTTAAAATTGTAGATTTTAAAGCTAATCCTAAGATAAGACAACTTCAGGCAGAAGAGGGGGATTTATTATTTAATGGTAGATTCGGACAGTCCATTAGGTTTGGTAGTAATATTACAGAAATAGTTAATGCAGATGGTAGTATAGAACCTGATACAGGTAGAGAAGATTCTTCAAATATTATTATAAGAGCAGGTCAAGGAGAAAAACCAACTATAGATTATAAACCTGTAAAGGAAGATATAAATAAAGATGGTTCTTCTTTGTGGATGACTACTAATCAAAATGTACCATTAGTACCTGCCGCGATTGGTAGATATGATTTACATAGACCAAAGAAGTTTGAAGGAAATCAAGTAATTTTAAATTCTGATAGAATAGTTTTTAATGCTAGAGGGGAAGATTTAAATATTTATGCTAAGAGAAGTGTAAATATTATATCAGAAAATAGAATAGTACTTGAGGGACATGGGGGTACAGATGATACTTTTGGAGTTTTTTTAGGGGGAACTGATGTTAAATCAAAGGCAAGATTGCAACCAGTACTCGCTGGTGATCAAATGATGAAATTATTTGAAACTTTAATAAGTCATTTGATAGATTTTAGTGGAAAAATGATGGTTGCTAAATCATCATTTGCTGGAATGCTTGTATATCTTGGAGAGGTAAATGATCCATCAGCAAAATTATTTGGAGAGTTAAGTGATTTAATAACTCGAATGGAAGAACCTAAAAGTAGAGTAGCAAAAGTTTTATTAGATCAAAATATTGGTAAGATTATATCAAAGGAATAATATTAAATGAGAAGATGTCATTCTGTAGCTAAACAATATGTAAATTTACAAAATGGTGACCTATTAATACCAGGCACTGAAGTTGTAGGTGGGTCTGTATTTATAAATGGACCTCTTCCTATTCCTCCTGTGGGATCCCCATTAGGTGATCCTCTTCCTGTATTAGATACACCACATATAGATGCTAATGGAAATACTTGGGAATATGAAAATCCACCTGGAGAGTGGAAATTAGAATCATTAGCTGGTGGGGGGATGGAAGTATACGCTCCATTTATTATTAATGAAGATGATATGCAGGCAGTTGCAGGAAGTAATGCAAGTGTATTATGGCCAGATTCAGGAGATGAATTATTTGATTTTGATAAAGGAGAGACTGTACCAGTTGGAACTGGAATAGTAAAAGGTGAGGTTAATGATGGTGGAGTTACATATAAAAATCCACATACTGTAGAAAATGAAAATGCTACAGCAAAAACTGAAGTTGTTGGAAGTGTTCCTTTAGATCAACAACCAGCTTCTGGTTTTTGTAATGATTTAGGTGGAGATATTATATCTGATGAGTTAATGGATATATTAGCTGATATAGCGGGTCTTGACCTTGGGGATTTGAAGAGATTGGCACTATCTGGTTTTATTGCAGTTATAGCTAAGTTAATGGGTAAGTTATCACAGGCTCTTGGTAAGATAACAGGAGAAGTAGATAAAATAGTTGATTTAGCTAAATTAGATCCTGATGATATATGTACACCTCCTGTAAAGAAAGTTATAGCTAAGTTACTAAGAGTAATGGCAGCTTATATGAAGATGATGGTAGTATTAAAAAAGATTTTAAAGATAATTGTTTTAATACGTAAAATAATGAAGTTAATAAAGAAGATTTTAAAATGGATTACTATTCCTATTCCAGTTGTAGCTGTAGTTGAAAAACTAATTGAGTTAATGAATATATTAGGAATAATAGATGTGATAATAGGAATGGTATTAGGAATAGTTTCAAGGTTTGTTAAAATAATACCAATGTTGCAGGCACAGTTGTTAGCTATATTAGCACAATGTGCAGTACAAGTTGGTTCAGAAATGAATAGTAAGGAGGCCTGTGAAGAGGCTGGACGTTGTTTAAATGAAAAAGGAAATGAATTTGAAGTTAATCCAAATACTAAGGAAGCGTGTGAACTTGCTGGTGGTACTTGGGATGGTCCTGAGTGGATTGATCCAGATAAAGTAAAAGATTTAGAAAAACAATTAAAGGACATGGCTGATGAAGCGGCTGGAATATTTGCAGACTTTGATACTGGGGAAGATGATGGTATGGTATCGTGTAGTTTACCAGATGGTTCAACACAAGAAATGAGTCCACAAGAATGTAGAAATGCTGGTGGTACATTTCCTGGTATGGATGATGTTGGATATTGTTCAATTCCTGAACATACTACCCCAGAAGCTTGTGCAGCAGCAGGTGGTACTTGGAACACACTTAATACAGATACACCCATGGATGAAATAGATATAAGTGCACTTGAAGAAGAATTAGCAAAACAAATAAATGAATTGGCCAAATGTTTTCAAGACCCAGAATTAGATAATTATTTAAGAGGTTTATAAAGGAGATACAAAATGAAGAAACAAGAGTTAATAAAAATAATTGAAGCCGTAGTTCGTAAAGAAGTCAAAAAACAAATGAATGAGATATTTATTAAAGAAGAAAATTCATCTTTACTTTCCGAATTAGTTTCAAAACCATTAACTGAGAAAAAGTTTAAAGAGCCCATTAGAAAACAGTATAAAACTAAACCTAAAAAAGAGGTTCACTATACATCAAACACAGCTATTAATAAAGTGTTAAATGAAACCGCTGGTGGAGTTCCACAGGGTGATGGTAGTGGATATCCATCGATGGGTGGTGGAGTTTATGATACCAGTAAGATAAATGAAGTACTTGCTGGAGCAACTGGTTTAGGAAATACTGCACAATCAAAAGAAATAAAGAGAGAAATAGCAGCGGTAGATTCTATTAAGAGAGCTGGAGTATCAGTTGACCAAGTTCCAGACCACGTAACAAATGCATTAACACGAGATTATTCAGATGTTATGAAAGCAATTGACCAGAAAAGGAGTGGAACGAATTTTCGTCCATAGTGAGGTAAGTCATGGCATTAGATAAACAGTTTCTAAAATATAAACTTGAGAAAATTAAGAATGATAGGATTTGGAAAGATCAAGATGCAGAAAGTAAGAGACGATCTAGAAAAGAAAATGCTAAACTGGCTCAAGAAGAGGCAGACGCTATTCATTCTTATTTAACAGGTGAAGATCCAATAGATATATTTGATAATAAATCTTACTTGGAAAGTAAATTTCCTGGGGCATTATATTTAAATAGGAAAGGACAATTAAATATAAGACAGTCTCAAGATGATCCAAAAGTAAAATTAAATGCATTAAAAAGATTATTAAGGAAACATAAAACAATTGCAGCAGCAAATAAAATATTTGGTAAACAATTAAAAGTTTTAAAGAAACTTTTTGATAGTTTAAATATACGTTTGACTAAAGATGAACTTAAACTTGATGGAAAGATACAGGCAAGTGGATATCAAGTAGCTAGTGGTGAAGAAGGAATTACAGAAGATTATATTGTATCTGATATAATCATAGAAGAAGTTGATGGAGTAGAACAAACGCGGTATGTTCGTAAAAGAATTATAGTAAAAAATGGTTTAATTGTTGGTCAACAAATAATACAATAGGAGAATGTAAGTGGGAGCAAGAGAAAAGGATTTAAATCCAGATGTTTTTATTGGATTAAAACTTCCCTTGGGATATTCAGATACAGGATTTTTTAAACAAACTAAAACTACACTTCAACAGGCAAAATATAATATAATAAATTTATTTAAAACAATTCCTGGTGAAAGACTTGGACAGCCTGCATTTGGTTCACAGTTACATTCAATATTGTTTGAACCTATGAATGAAGATTTTAGTGATATATTAGAGGATTCAATTAAAGAATCATTGGCAACGTGGTTACCTTATATAAACATTAAAAATATAGAAATTACAATTCCAGATTATAATATTAACCGAGTTAATATAGCAATTGATTTTGGATTATCTTTTGAACCCGATAGGTTTGAATCTGTTTCTGTAAATTTTGACCAATTTGAATCAATAGTTAAGGAATAATGGAGAATATAAATGGCTACAAAAGGATTAAGTAGAGATGTAAAATATTTAAATAAAGACTTTTCGTCTTTTAGAGATAGTTTAATAGAATTTGCACAAACATATTTTCCCAATACATATAATGATTTTAATGAATCTGATCCAGGAATGATGTTCATTGAAATGGCGTCTTATGTTGGGGATGTATTGTCATATTATATAGATGAACAATTTAAAGAAAGTATGTTATCATTTGCAGAAGAAAAGAAAACCATATATAATATAGCACAAGGATATGGATATAAACCAAGATTAGCTTCACCAGCTACTGTAACTTTTGATGTATTCCAAACTGTACCATCAGATCCTAATAATGTTGTAGATGAAAGAAGACAGCCTGACGAAGATTATTGTCTTACCGTACCAGCTGGAATAGAAGCTACGTCAACTAATGGTACGATTTTTAGAACAGTAGATGATGTTGTATTTAGTGATTCAAGTTCATTGAGTCCAAGAAAGGATGATATTTTTGAAGTAGATGATGATAGTAATATTACAAAATGGTTGTTGAAGAAGCAAGCAAAGGCAGTTAGTGGAACAGTTACTACTGACTATCATACATTTGGAGCAGCAGAAAAATATAAAAGAATAGTATTAGCAAGTAGTCCTGTATTAGAAATTATTTCTATAACAGATAGTGATGGAAATAAATGGTATGAAGTTCCTTTTTTAGCACAAGATACTGTATATGCAGATTTTCAGAATACTACAAACAATTCTCCTGATTTAGTTCAAGGTAGAAATTTTGCACCGTTTTTATTAAAGGTTGTAAAGACATCCAAAAGGTTTAAAACTTATATTAGACCTGACGGTAAAACTGAAATGAGATTTGGTTCTGGAGTAGCAGCAGGAGCAGACGAAGAAATTATTCCAAATCCATCAAATGTAGGTTCTAATTTACCAGGAACTCCAAGTTTTCTTGATACTGCATTTGATCCAGCAAATTTTCTAAATACAAAAACTTATGGTCAATGTCCAACTAATACAACATTAACTATAAAATATTCTTATGGGGGTGGAATAGATGATAACGTATCATCAAATCAAATTAATAATATTACATTACTTACTACTGAATTTGATAATTCTCTTACATTAGATACTAATTTAAAAGCTATTGCAAAAAATTCTGTAGCAGTAACAAATCCACAACCAGCAACAGGAGGTGGTGGAGCAGAATCTATAGAGGAAGTGCGAGTAAACGCAGGTGCTTATTTCCAAGCACAAAGTAGAGCAGTAACAAAGGATGATTATATTACTCGTATATATTCATTACCAGCAAAATATGGTAATATATCAAAAGTTTATATGATACAAGATGAACAAGTAGCAGCAGCAGGACAAAATGAAGCAGACCCAACTTATCAACCTAATCCATTAGCATTAAATATGTTTATGTTAGGGTATGATAATAATAAAAAATTCGTAGGTTTGAATAACGCGGTTAAAGAAAACATAAAAATTTATTTAAGTCAATATAGAATAATGACAGATGCAGTTCAATTAAAAGATGCATGGATATGTAATATTGGTATTAAATTTGCAATCTTTACTAAAAAAGGATTTAATAAAAATGAAGTTTTGTTAAATTGTGTTGATAGATTAAAAATATATTTTAATACTGATAAATGGCAAATAAACCAACCAATAGTTTTAGCTAATATAGCTTCTGAAATAGTTACAGTAGAAGGAGTTGCTAGTATAGTTAAACCACTTGAAAATAGAAATGAATTGGTTATAGTTGAAAATAAATGGGGAACTATAGGTGGATTATCTTATTCTAATAATATATATGATATTTCAGCTGCAACTTTTAATAGTGTCGTTTATCCAGCTGTTGACCCATCAATTTTTGAAGTTAAATATCCTGATACAGATATTCGGGGTAGAGTATTGGGAGATATCTAATGCATTATTTTGAATACGCAACCAAGGATACAACATTATATGAAGCAAGTCAAAGTAGAAATACTGGACTTGATGAGATTATTGAGATAAGAAAAGACATGAACGCTGATGCTTCAGTAGTAAATGTTTCTCGTGGTTTAATTAAATTTGATTTAACTTATATTTCTCAATCAATAGAATCAGGAATAATTCCATCTGGTTCACAAACAAAATTTCATTTAAATTTATATGATGCTAATTCAACACAATTAAATATATCACAAACATTATATGGATATCCAGTTAGTCAATCGTGGGATATGGGATCTGGTAAAGTTGATAGTAATCCACAAATTGGAGATGGAGCATCTTGGAGATGGAAAGATAATTCTGATTCATTAACATATTGGGCAAGTATAACTGGATCAGGTGGAACTTGGTATAGTGGAAGTGGATATGAAGCATCTCAATCTTTTACACATGAACCAGATGATTTAAGAATGGACGTATCTGACATTGTATGGAAATGGTATCATGGTACAGTTCCAAATGAAGGATTTATGTTAAAGAGAAGTGGTAGTGTTGGTAATACTAATTCAATGGTTGCAGAAGGAGATGCAACAAGGTATGGAAATTTTTCATTTTTCGGTAGAGATACACATACAGTTTATCAACCAAAATTAGAAGTAGTTTGGGACGATTCCACTTGGGCAACCGGTTCACTATCAGCACTTTCATCTATTAATTTAGAAGATATGGTTTTGTATATGAAAGGATTAAGACCAAAATATAAAGAAAAATCAAAAGTAAAATTTAGAGTTGTTGGTAGAGAAAGATATCCTGAAAAGACCTATGTAACAAGTGGATATAGTACAGGATATACAACAGTCAAAACCTTACCAAGTGGAAGTACATATTATCAAATTAAAGATGCTTATACAGATGATGTTATTGTACCATTTGGAACTGGTTCAATTGTAAGTTGTGATTCAACTGGAAATTATTTTAATTTTTGGATGAATGGATTACAGTCTGAAAGATTTTATAGAATAAACTACAAAGTAGTAAGTGGTAGTGGAACTACAGATGAAACCGTTCAATATTTTGATGAAGATCATTCATTCAAAGTAGTGAGATAAGAGATGCCATATACAAAAGAAGAACTTGAAAATCTTGAGTTTTATCAAGAATTGGCAAAAAAAGATGAAGTTAAATATTTAAACCTCATAAAGAAAAGAACAGAAGCTGGAAAAATTAGTGAAGGTGTTTTACGAGATGCTAAATCTAATAGTATTCTTTTGTTTGAAAAAATAAATCCAGGAGAAGGAAGTGATGGTAGTAGTTATCCTGTACATCATCGTCTTCTTTGGGAACGAGGATATTTTGATTATGAGGAAAATGAAGAACTTAATAAAATAATAGATAGAGAATTTACGGAACTTTAATGGCCAAGAAAAAACAATTAACCCTTGATCCAAATACTAATAAATTATCACGATTAGCATCAAAACATCTGCCTCTCATAGCAATAAAAGGTTTAGATGAGGGAGATAATATTGCACCATTTGGTACACTTGCTTCAGATATAATTTGTTTTCATTTATATGATACTAATGATAATTATTTAGCTTCGGGTGAAGTTCCTTTTATTCCACCTAAGTTACCTGATTTATTAGATGTAGGTGCTCATATTAGAGGTCTTGGTTATGAACGTGGAACTTATAAAATAGTATATAATTTTTTAAGACAGTTAGGTGGATCAACTAATACTATATTAGTAAAGAAATCTGATAAGACTATTTATACCGCTGAATATTTTGTTGATACAGATGGTAAAATTTATGCTGGTACAATAGAAAATCCATTAAAAGATGAAACTACTCAGAAACCAATTGAATTGTTTGTTCAAGAAGATAAATTTTGGATCCAAGAGGTATCACCATCTCGAACAGAAATAAGAATTCGTCCTAATCCAGCAATAAATGATCTAGAGTATTTTGAAAATTTTAGATTATTAGGATTTACTTGTTTATCTTATTCTGATGTAACTGGAAAATCTCATATAACTTTTTTAGATGATAATACAACTACAATAGTTGGTGGAGATGATATACTTTTAACAGAAGCTATGAATGGTGGAACTCTTATTATAAGAGATGCCTTTATTATAGATTATCAAGAAACTCCAGAAGTAATATCAAGATATTCACCAGCTGTTGAACAAGATGTAGTATCTCCATCTGAAAATTTAATATCGAATGGAGATTTTAAAGATGGAGCACATATTCTTGAATTAATAAATCCAGATGCATATGGAGTAAATGAAATAGTTGAATTTTCAAATCCAGGTCATAGTAAATATTGTCTACGAATGACTTCAGTTGGTGGAGTTAATACAAATTCATATAGAATGAAAGTACCTGATTTAATTCTTGATGAAACTTATATTTTAAGTTGTTGGGTTGCTGTAACAGAAGATTGGAATAGTTTAAAAGATCAAGGGATTTTCTTTATACAAGAAAACGGTCAAAATGTTATTAATTATCCAGAACATGGTATAGAACTTGAAGAAAAAATAATTGATGGTCAACTTTGGAAAAGAATGTACCAAAAATTTACGGCCACTAATAGTGAAATAACATGGATCCTTGGTTACAATGGTGGATTGGTATGGGATACTTATCAAAATAATGGAAATGGTGGATGGATTAATGGAACTGGAAATACATCAGGTTATAGATATTTTACTGATGTTCAAATAGAACCAGGAAGTCCTACTGGACAACCAACACCTTATATGATAAGAAAAAGAATTGAAGAAGAAGAAATTCCCACTACTGGACTTATTTCATTCGTAGAAGATGACAGAGTTGAAGGAATATTTTCTCCTGATGATGATGGATTTTTACCAGCCATGGCGGCTGATGTTAACGGAGGACGTGGAAGTGGTATTATTACTATTAAGAATGCATTCGTTACAGATGAAGCTTATACTCAAGGAACTGAATTAACTGTAATAGATGATATATCTATAACAAATGCACTTGCAACAGATATTAAGGAAGATGGATATGAGGGAGAATTTCTTGATAGTCCATATCATGTTGGTGGAACAAATACTGGGGCAAATGTACTTACTTGTCGAATACAATGTGATAATTCTTATACATTATATAAAGTAGATTCTGGAGGAAATAGTATTGAAGTTGGTAGTCACAATAATTGGAGACAATCTAAAGTACATACAGTTAATTCGTTTACTTCGAATGATACATTAAGACTTGTTGCTACAAACCAATCTGGTCCAGCTGCATTTATAGCAGTTGTACGATATATGGGAGCAACTTATAGAACTGGTGATGGAGAATATCATACTAAAAGATCCAGCCCGTCAAAATCTTCTCGTAATCCAAAGTATGGTCATGGAAAAGATTCTCTTATACGAGAGGATGAAATAGCAGCTTCTTCAGGAGGAGTAACTGAAGTAGTTACTCCAGGAATTTGGCATATAACTGAAGAAAATGGTGAATTATCTACTCAAGGTTGGAGAGGTTATGGTATTGGAACAGGAACACCATGGGGGAAAGGTTCAGTACATCCGTATTTCTTTAATGGTCCAAGTGAATGGATATGGGGAGATAAAACAGAATCTAACCAAACTTTAACATGGGAATGGAATCCTGCAATAAATATTACTAATGAAATTTGGAGATTTTGGGATCCAAAATTACATTCTGACGCAGTTAATCCCGTAGGATGGTCTCCTGGATTTAACGCTTTTAATTATTCTGAATCTACTAAAAATGAACGTTCATTTTACCATAGTGGTTGGGTAGGACATCATGGAAAATGGGTACAAGGTGAGGGTGAGTTTGGTGACACTTGTATGAAATTTATTGATCAAAATAGTCAACATAATAAACCAAATCATACAAATTATCAAGGATTATATAAAACAGGACATTATACTGGCAATGAAAATCTTGAAATAACTCATAGGTGGCAGGGAATTTCACAAAGACTTCCACATACTTTTGCAGCACAAGGAATTCAAGTTGGAGATAATATTACAGTTACATGGAGACAAAAATCTGATACAATAGGTAAAGGTGCAGATGTTGGTTTATATCACAAATCAAAGGCTTCTGGTACTCATGTTTGGGGAGAGGTAGGAGAATTTAATCCAGCAAAAGGTCATAGAGATAATGAATTTTTAAGATATTCTCCATGTTCCAAAATAGGAGAATGGGAAGAAGCTAGTTATACTGGGGTAATAGATGATGATTGGGAGTTAAACGAAATTGTTGCATTATATGTTTATGGTCACCGAGGACCTGAAGGAATTTTGTGGGTAGAAAATGTTCAAGTTCAGTTAACTACATCTATCACGAGTATTGAAAAATCACCAACTACCAAGGATTTAGTTGTAGAAATTGATACTTTTGTAGATAAAAATACCGTTATTTTAAAGGATGGATATAGTACTTTAGCAACTGAAAGAGGACATATTATAAATAATGATTCTAATATACAATCTTATACAACATTTCCTGAATTTCATGTTGATTACACTTCATCACTTTCAGAAAAAAATCCTGTCTATGGATCATTAAGAGGAGAGATTGTAAAGGCAGAAGGTACTCAGGTTATTCTTAAAAATTCTTATACAGAACTTGGTGCAAAAGCTAGTCATGATGATGGTAATGATTTTGGAGTAGATAAATACGCACATTTTGATAAATGGTTTATTCAATATCCAATGGATAAAAGTGAAGATTTAAGTAAATTATTGAAAACTGGTCCTAATGATCTTCAATTAATAACTAATTTTAAAATTGATCGAACTACTTATACTGAATATCCATATTCAGTAGTTTATAAATTATATAAACCACTTCCAAGTACTGTAGCGGAGCAAGATTTTGTTACTATTGTTAAAGAAATGATTCCTCCAGTAGAGGAAACTTGTACTTTAATTCCATTTGTGGAAGAATGGATAAGTGATTCTGTTCTTAGACCACCAGAACGTTTTAATATTGATAGTCCTATAGGAACTGGAATTACACGATTTAAAAATTATGATCATTTAATAACAGATGATGAGGGATTAAAGGGAAAAATTGGTGATGAAGTTTTAAGTGGAAGTTTAAGTGCAGATATTAATATAGATCATAAACGATATGAAAATTTTATACATTTTAGTTCAGCAGAACAACGAGTTAAAAACTTTAAATATAAATTAGACCAAATAGAACAATATACAGATAGAAGTGCTTCTCTTGCTGGAACAAGCAGTGGTTCTACTGGAATACACGGTGTTGTAGCAGATCCTGGAGCAGGTTCTTATTTACTTATATCTGGTTCTTCTCAATTTAATCCACCATTCACATCTGTAAGTGGTTCTTTAGTTCAAATTCAATGGTGGGAAAAACAACGTCGCGAAACTATTAATAACTTTGATAAATTTGAAAAATATATGTTTAATCAAAGTTCTTCATATTCAAGTGAATCTATTGGTCTATTTCATCCTAATTCGTGGCCAAAAAGAGGGGGATCAGGAACATATTCATATCCGTATATAAATTATAGAACATCACAGTCAGTTGCTACTACTTGGTATGCAAATCAATTAGTTTCAGCTTCTGAATATGATACAGCAAATAAAAATAGATTACGTGGTCATCTTCCAATGTTTGTTCAAGATGATGATGAAAATAAAGTATTTTTAAAATTTATAGATATGGTTGGTCATTATTTTGATGATATTTGGGTATTCATTAAAGCAATGACAGACGTTCATGATAGGAGAGATGCACTTAATGAAGGAATTGCAAAAGATTTATTACATCATGTAGCACAGTCTCTCGGTTGGGAAGTATTTGATGGAAAAGATTTAGTGTCTTTACCAAGATATATGTTTGGAATGGAACAAACTGGATCTGAAAAACCATGGCAGTTTTCTCTTACTCCAGATAGAGATATATCAAGGGAAATATGGAGTAGAGTATTAAATAATATACCGTATTTTTTAAAGACTAAAGGAACGATAAGAGCTATAAAAGGATTAATAAATTGTTATGGTATTCCATCGAGTATTTTACGAGTAATAGAATATGGTGGACCAAAGTTACCAAACGCACCACAAGAAACTTTTATAAGTAGGAAATTTACAAAGGCATTAAAGTTCTTTGGAGCAAGTAACAATACTTATGTTTCAAATGATACTTGGGAAGCAGTTACTCTTGGAGATGCACCTACGGACAGACATCCTGATACTGTAGAATTTAGATTTTCAGCAGCAAGTGGTTCAAATCAAGTATTAGTACGTAGGGATGAAGATTGGGCAATTAGATTAAAAGACAATGATGAATCGGATAGATATGGTTATGTATCTTTTATGTTAAGTGGTAGTGAAGGATATCAAGAAGTTTCATCATCAGAATTTCCTGTATATGATGGAGAGTTTTGGTCTGTAATGTTGACAAGAACTTTATCTGGGTCTGGAGACTTTTTAATAGGTGATACAAGTACTCAAGATGTTGTATATACATTATATACAAAAAAATATGAAGCAGGTAGAAGTAAAATTGTATATGAATCTAATAATGAATTATTAATAAGTGGTTCAATGGGAGCAGTATCAGCTTCATATAATTCAGCATGGACTGGTAGTAGTGATACAATTACAATTGGTGGACCTGAGTTTGGTAATTTCGGAGAATCATTAAGTGGTTCTATGATGGAATATAGAAATTGGACAACACCACTTAATGTAACTTCATTTGATAATCATGTAGCCGCTCCAATAGCGTTTGATGGTAATACACCATCTGCTTCTTATTTAGATTTGGTTACTCGATATTCGTTTGATGATAATAAAGATTTAAGTATATCTTATAATCAATGGTTTAGAGATGTAAGTGCAGACCAATCATTTACTTCATCAGCAGCTCCACATAACTATACAAGTGTAATGGGAGATCATTTCGCATCTGTAGTAGATGAAACAAAAATGAAAGTTCCTAATTTAGGTCCTTCTCGTAGAACATCTAATAAATTAAGAATTGAGACTGATACATTGATAGATAAAACACAAGCAGATAACCCCGTTTTATTATTTAAAGAAAGTATAACAGTTCCAGCTTATGATAACGCATCAGTTGATTCAAATAAAGTTGCAATCTACTTTTCACCATCTGCAGTAATTGATGAAGATATTATAAGTTCAATGCCCAATCTTGATTTTGACCAATATATTGGAGATCCACGTGACCAATATAACGAACAATATACAGGATTAACAACTGCAAGAAATTTATATTGGCAAAAATATTCAGGACCAAATAACTTTTGGGATTATTTAAGACTGTTAAAATATTATGATAATTCTTTATATAAACAGGTTCATAAGTTAATTCCTGCACGTGCAAATGCAAATATAGGAATATTAATTGAACCAACTATTTTAGAGAGGGATAAAGTTATTATTGGAAATAAGCCGGATCTTATTCCAAGTCATTGGACTACTAATATAAATGTAATAACCGACTATGTTTCTGAAAGTGCTGAATATCCTAATTATGAGTCAAATGTAAATTTTAGTAATCCATTTGGTATAAATAGTATTACTAATGAAACTGGATCAATTGTGTCAGCTTCTTCTGAATATACATTACTTGAACCAAGTCTTACTTATACTAATCCGTTTGGTATTAACTTTCATACACAAGAAACTGGTTCATATATTTCATCATCTGCTATATATCAAGAAATGAAAACGAAGATTAATTTACATCGAGAGTTTGGATTAAATCCTAAAACACGTCAAACTGGGTCAGCAATTGAGTGGAAATGGGGAGATTGTGTTTATAATGCACCAAGTGATACTATTGCAGCCAACGCTAGTGGTACTGGATCATTTGTATTAAAATCACTTTTAGAAACCCCAGCATTATATAATATAGGAGATATTGATTATAGTGGTTGGTATGGAACTGAATATTATAATGCTACTATTGTGGCAGGATCAGTAAAGGCAATTTTTGAAGAAGTGGTACAACCTAATATAGAAGAAAATGTATTATCAGAGTTTAACTTAGAAACTGAATATTTTTATTCAACTTCGTTAAGTGCTTCAAAACATATACCATATTCATCAAGTTATAGGGCAACAGATTTAGATAATAGGTGGGATGAATTTGCAGGTACAGATAGACTTTTTTATCTTGGATGTGTACAAACAGAAAATACTACTGTAACAGATAATGCGTTTAGATATGACGATAGGACACCTGCAGTAGAAATAACTGTAACTTCACCTACAAAATTGGTAACAACGGATTCACCATCCACACCATTAGATGTACAAAATAAATAATGATAAAAACTAAAAAGGATTATATTTATAAGAGAAGAATAACAAGTTTTATTATATCGAATCTTATAAAATTCCAAGTAGATTAAGGAGAAAGACAAAATGGGATATTTAAATAACGCGACACGAGTCTTAGACGCTATTCTAACAAGAAAAGGTAGAGAAATTCTATCTAGAGGTGGAGATTTCACCGTTACTAAGTTTGCACTTGGTGATGATGAAATAGACTATGGATTGTGGGATACCACTCATGCTCAAGGAACAGATTATTATGGTGCTGTAATCGAAGGATTACCAGCATTAGAACCATTTAATGATCCGTCTGAAATTATGAAATATAAACTTGTAACGAGATCTGAGGGTACTCGAGCTATGGCTTCATTATTTGAATCTGCTGGATCCCAAACAGCTCTTGATGGACTAAAATGGTATTCTGATGATAACGAGGCTTCCAGAATTCAGATAGGTCCAGTACCGAGTGGTGATCTTTTTACTAATATTCAGTTAGGTCAGGGTGTTGATTGTGGAGTTCAACATACACCAAATGTTGGATTTGGAGCAATCGATTTACAAGGTGGAATTGGATCAATTTTTGAAGAAGGGTATTTGAATGAAGAATATACATTGACTTTGTTGGATACTACTGTTGCTGTAATAGCTCCTGTAAACGTATCTACAGGTTTACCAGCACTTCCGAAAAATAGAATTCCTCTTGGAACTATGGATGAAATGTGGTTACCATTTGTAAAAACAGTTCAACATATTTCACAGACCATTACGGGATGTTTGGTTGATCAATCTGGAACTTTTAGAAGCAGTGCAGGGAGTGAATTTGGAAATCAAGAAGGAAAAATTAGAGTATATCCAAAAAGGATTGCAGAAAATTCTTCCCCAGCAAAAACTTCTTTACTTATCACAGGAGAAACTTCTGGAGCAACTAAAGAGTTTACTGTTAATATCACGTATACAGCTGGTTCACCAAGTTAATTTAACAATGGGATTTAATAATCCCATATAGAAATACATAATAAGGATTATAAATGGGATTTATAAACAATACCTCTTATATATTAAATGCAGTATTAACTAAGAAGGGTAAAGAGTATCTTTCTAAAAGTAGTGGTAATTTTAATATTACCAAATTTGCTTTAGCTGATGATGAAATTGATTATGGGCTATGGAATACTGCACATCCATTAGGAACAAATCATTATGGTGCTGTATTAGAATCTACACCAATGTTAGAACCTTGTGTTGATCCTGAAGTTGTAATGAAATATAAATTATTTACAATGCCAGATGGAACTAAGGCTTTACCTTATATTAGTAATATAACACCAGCATCATTACTTGGTGATAATGCATTAAAAACAGAATATAATGCAGATGGTAGTCCACAATGGACGTTTAATAATCATTCTATAAATCCAAGTACAATTGGAGCCGATGGAACATTTTCAACTGAAAAGTATAGTTTTTTGGTATTAAATAAAAATGTAATTGATATTAGACCTGGGATGATACCTGATGATGGAACTTTTGATAATCTTCCAGAAACAGGAGCTATTTATACAGAGGAATCAGGAAGATTAAGTAAGAAAATTCTTTCGAGAGTAGCAACAATAGGAACACAACCCATTACATCTGCGATGGGATATAGAGAAACCTCTATTATTATAACTGGACAACAATCAGGAGCTATTTATGTTTTTCCAGTAAGAGTTAATTATGTTGATAATTCACCTACATAAAGGACAGATAAATGGGATTTGTAGATAAAACCACATTGGTACTTGATGCTATTCTTACTAAAAGAGGAAAAGATTATTTAAGAACTGCCGTATTTGGTCAAAACCAAGACGGAGAACATATCATTACTAAATTTGCTTTAAGTGATGATGAAATAGATTATGGGTTATGGGATGAAACTCCAAGTGGTTCAAATTATGTAAAACCTTTAGGTGCGATTATAGATAATCAACCAGTATTTGAACCAAATATTACTGATAGAGAAAGTATAAGATATAAAATATTCAAAGATGGTGTTATTTGGCCGGAGGACTAAATGGGATATTTAGATAAAACAACACAAACTGTAACAGCCACTTTTACAAAAAGAGGAAGAGAAATTTTAGCTAATGCATTATCAGGTACTGCAGAGGATGAAAAATCTTATATAATTACTCAATTTTCTCTTAGTGATGATGAAATAGATTATGGATTGTGGGACGATACCCAACCTTCAAATTTAGAAGGAAGAATTATTGAGAACATGCCTATATTAGAGGGTTTTATAAGTGGAAAAAATATGATGGGTGCAGCAATAACTGATCAACCACCAATTTCAACTTTTGGTCCTCTATTGGTAGGATTAAGAAAACAAACTATATTAGATGGACAATGGGATTATGTTGATATTTTTCCAACAACATTTAATTACGATGAAGATGAAGAATATGAATTTGTTATAGAACATGATAATTTAGCAGATGTAACACAACCTTGGTTAGCACCACAAGTAGATTTTGAATTAAGTGTAGATGAGTATAGTAAATCAATAGTTGATTTTGGTATGATAGGTACAGGATTACCCAAAGGTGGATTTGGGTGGCTTGATAGAGTACCTGTTGGTACAACATATGATTTTATAGATCGTACAATATATTCACCCGCCGCTGTACTTTTTGAACGACAATGGAAATTTATATGGAATGGAGAAGAAGTATTATCAGAAACAAGTATTAAAAAATCTATAAGTTTTTCATTTAAGGAAGTTGGAACATTAGAAATTGAATTTTCTGTAAATACTAACTTGCAACAGTCTGATGTTTATATTAAAGAAGTTGAGGCTGTTAATCCAAGAAGAATTGAAGATATACGTGAAGCTCTTGTTGTAGAGTGGAGACCACCTACTGTAGATAATCCATTTATTAGTGAAGAAGAGTTAGCAGAAATGGAAGAAGCTCGTTTAGAAATGATAGAAGCAGTTGAAAAACGAAAAGAATTAGAAAAGAAACTACAAGAAGATATAGAAAGACTTAAAAACACTTCCATCGGTGGTGGTGAAAGTGATATTGCAGAACTTGAAAAAGAACTTAAAGCATTACAGGAAGCTAGAAAGAAAATAGAACAAAATCTTAGAGCAGCTAATTTTGAAACTGGACCTGTTGGACCTGGAGGAAGACCAACTAAACCATCTGGAGGTGGTGGTAGGTCAAGACCAAAACGTACCAGAAAAGCAAGAGCTCTTCCAAGTGGCGGTAAATCAAGACAAAGAAGTCAGAGAGCAACAAGAAGACGTAATCGTAGAAAGGATATATAATGGCTTATATACCAGGTCCTTTACCAAAACATGAACGAATAGATCCAGAGATAGTTGGATATGTTCCATTAACTGTAAATTTTGGAGATTTTTCTGACATTAGAGAACGTGGACTATTAAATTTAAATTATCATTGGAACTTTGGAGATGGATCAACTTCAGCTGAATCAAATCCAATTCATATTTATAGTAGACCAGGAAGGTTTATTGTTACTTTAAATTTAGAAAATGACCATGGATATGATACCAAAACAAGTATTGTAGAAGTTTTTCAATCACCTCAACCACCATCTGAAGTTGACTTTTATATGAAAGGGCCAGGTTTAGGTAGATATGGTGGATGGACTGATACGGTATATTATGGACAAACTTTTAGATTTATTGATAGTAGCTCAAATCCTATAGATTGTTATACTACAGGACGTTATTGGAAAGTTATAGAAGAAGGTAAAGTGATTAGGTCATTAGAAGCAAAGGATCTTAAATATCGTTTTCCAATTCCACGTAAATTAAAAGAAAAAATGCCAGCTGGTTCACCTTATACAGTTAGAGAATTAGACGCTCAAGAAATATTGATACAACTTACAGTAGTTAATAATTTTGGACTTTCTGATACTATAACAAAAACACTTACAATTACAGAAAAACCAGATGCAGTGGAAAGACGGAGAAAAGGTGTACAGAAAAAACTTAGTGATGCACGAACTAAAACTCGTAAGGCAGCAGCAGATAAATTAGCCAGATTAGAAAGAACAGAAAAAGAAGAAAGAGTTCGTGTTAGAAGATTAGAAAAAAGAAGAACAGACGTTGAAAATAGAAGATTGGATAGAATTCAAAAAGAAAAAGAACGTTTGGTAAGAGTAGAAGCATCAAGACAAGAATTATTGAGGAAACAAGAGGAAGAAAGAAAACGAGCGGTTAGATTACAAAGAGAAAAAGAACAAAGAGCAGCGGCAGCAGCAGCAGCCAGAGCAGTGGCAGCAGCAGCCAGAGCAGCGGCAGTATCAAAAGCGGCGGCAGCCACGGCAGCCGCAGCGGCAGCAGCAAAAGCAGCAAAAGCAGCAAAAGCGGCGGCAGCGGCGGCCGCAGTCAAAGCAGCAGCGGCGGCAGCAAGAGAAAAAGCATCAAGAGAAAAGGCAGCAAGAGAAAAGGCAGCAAGAGAAAGACAAGCACGTGAAGTAACTCGAATGAAAAGAGAAGCATTAAGAGAAAAGGCAGCAAGAGAAAAAGCATCAAGAGAAAGACAAGCACGTGAAGTAACTCGAATGAAAAGAGAAGCAAAAGAAAAAGCATCAAGAGAAAGAGAATCAAGAAATAAAGCAGCAGCATTAGAAAATGAACGAAGACGTAGGGATAGTGAACGAGAAATGAAAGCAGCCGCAGCTGAACGAGATCGTAAAGAAAGGGCAGCAAAATCGAGAGCAGCAGAAGCAGCACGACAAAAGAAAGAAAGAGATGCAGAAAGAAGAGCACTTGCAGCAGAACGAAAACAAGAAGGTGATCGTAAAAGACGTGAAGGAGAAAATCTAGCACGGAAATTAAAAAGTGAAAGAAAAGAAGCGGTAACGCGTCAGAAAAAACAACTAGCTGAAACAAGAAAACAAGAGACTAAAAAAAGAGCACAACCACCACCTGGTAAACCGTATAGTCCAAAACCTAAACCAGCTAAACCTAAACCTAAACCACGTCCAAAGAGTAGACCGACACCGACACCACGTCCAAGTCCAAGTAGAGCAACTCCAACACCGACACCGACACCGACACCACGTCCAAGTCCAAGTAGAGCAACTCCAACACGTAGACCGACACCACGTCCAACACGTAGACCAGCTCCAAGTACAGAGAGGAGACCGTCAAGGACTCGCAGTAGAGCAATTTCAACACGTAGAACAGCACCACCACGTCCAACAAGAGTAGTAAGAGGACGTAGAGGAAGGAGAGGATAGATGCCATTAAAAGTAGTACAAGGAAGTTCAGACGGTGTAGGACAAGAACAAACTGTATATGGTAAGGGAATTAGATTAACAGCAAGAACTCTTACAGCTACACGAGTTACCAGTATAAAGGTTACTGGTTTAAAGTCTGGAGCAACCTGGATTATCAAAGAATTTATAGTAAGACCTGGCCCACCTAAAACACAACAACCAAGTGGATTTCAGGAAGCACCGTTACCTACACGGTGGAGAACATTTAATTAAGGATAAAATATGATGATTTTTAATAATAACATATTTATACATATAACATATGATAATGTAAGTCTACATTATTTAAAGGATAATAAGGAGATAGAAGATGCCAGAAAGTAGTTTTTATACGCCATTAGAAGAGGATGATAAAAGAACTAATATACTAAGTACTATATCTTCTCCAGTTTGGTCTGGAGGGACAGGTACTTTGACTGCTTTTTACTCAGGCTCTGTACAGAGTGGTAGTAGTGGTCGGTATTATTATGATGTATATGATAAAGCTGGAAGTGATACTACACGACAAGTACAATTTGCAGTAGCATATGGACATTATGATGGAAGTGGTTCATTATCTACATCGGCTGGAAACAATCCAACAAAGGCAATATATCGTCAATTTAGAAATGTTTGTATTAAGGATGCTTCAACTGAAACAAGATTTATTTTTCCTGAAGGATCGGGGAATTATTCAGGAGCAGACTTTTTCGCAATAAACGTTAATAGAGCACGATATAGAGAAAAGTTGGATCCTGGAAACTGGGAATTAAGATTAGGTACAGGAGCAAATAGAATAAGATTAATTGATGATAGTGGAGCAACCGCAGATTCATCTATTAAATCTTCACAAAGAGTTTTTAACATAGTAAGTGGTTCAATAGCGGATGGTTCAGCTGAGATTAATACTACAGCTACAGCCGAAGGAACTACTCATGGAAGTTATGGACTCTTTTTTCCAGAACTTGGAATCATTGTTTTAAACGCACAAAGATTAACCCAAGCCCCATTAAGTTTAACAGTCAGTCGAACTGCTGATGTCAATGACGATACAGCTTATACTTTAGTAACAGCTATTAGCCAAGGAGCACATTTTCAAGCACGAAGAGAAGAACAAATAAAATCTTCTCATTATTTCTGTAGAATTAGGTCTGATGAATATAATTGGAGTCAAAATCCAACATATTATACAGGGTCTAACGCAGAGATAAGAAACGCTACGTTTATACAAGATCCAAAATCGTATATTACGACAGTTGGTCTTTATAATGAAAATAACGAACTATTAGCAGTTGCTAAACTAAGTCAACCACTATTAAAATCTAGAAATAGAGAAGCGGTAATCAAAGTTCGATTAGACTTTTAAGAAGGAGCCTTAGATGTCTGCATTTAAAGAATTTGAAGCTGAAGATAAATTAGAAAATATAGCCAGCGTTATAGCTGAAGCTATGTGGTCAGATAGTACAGGTACTTTAACCACATTTTTTACTGGTTCAGTTCAAGATTCAAATACTGGAAAGTATTATAATGATGTTCATTCTTCTTCTGACCAAACTACCGATGTTCAATTCGCGGTAACGTATGGACATAATTTAGGTTCTGGTTCAGAAAGTGGAACTACTATTGGAAAGACAAATCCAACTAAAGCAGTGTATGCTCAGTTAAGACAAGTTTTACTTCCAGCTCAAACAACTCGATTTAACTTCCATGGTGATTCAGGAACAGATTATTATAGTGATGATATTTTTGCTGTTGTTATTAATAGAGCCCGTTATCGAGAAAAAATGGATCCAGGTAACTGGGAATTACATTTACAAAGTGGTAGTGGAGTTGATGGTAATACTATTAGTTTAATAGATAGTAGTGGTGCAACTTCAAACCCAACAATTGGAGAATCAAAAAGAGAATTTTGGGTAGTATCAGGATCACTTGCAAATGGAATATATACAACTGCATCTTCTACTGCAACAACTACTAATTCAGGATCATATGGTTTATTTTATCCAGAGACAGGTATCATTCTTTTGAACCCACATACATTGGCATCTGGTTCAGCTACTGTTTTTGATAATACTGCATATATAGAACCTGTTGGAACAAGCGTAGCTTCTAATGATTTAAATCATAGAAAATTGTTTAATTCTATAAAAAGTGGTTCTTTCTTTCAAGCAAGACGTGAGGAAGTAAGACGAAGTTCATTTTATTTTTGTAGAGTACCTTTTGATGAATATAACCATAGTCAAAATCCATCTTATGTTACTGGAGATAATGCAGAATTGGTTAATAGTTTCTTCGTTACAGAACCAACTACTTATATTACTACAGTAGGACTTTATAATGATAATAATGAGTTATTAGCAGTAGCAAAGTTAAGTCAACCATTTAAAAAAGATCAAACTACTGAAGCATTAATCAAAGTAAAATTAGAATTTTAAGGAGCTTTTAAATGTTTAAGGATATATCACCTGATGATAGATCAATAAAAGCTTTTAAAACTTATAAGCAATTTACTTTTACTCAATATGATAGTGGAAGTGGGGTTTATGGACTTGAAGGTATAAGTGGAAGTTGGAATAATTTCGCAACTGGTTCTGCAGATTCCCAAAGTTATGGAGCGTTTAATGAAGCTTCACAAAGTCAAAAGAAACATTATAGCACATGGTTTCAGGATGGAATATTTTATAAAACACCACTTTACTATTCTGTTAGAAATTTATATTATCGATATGATGAAATTCCAAATCCAAGATCAACAACTGTAAGATATCCTATATACACAGCTACAAGTTGGGATAAAAAATGGCCACATGGTAGAGAGGATTGGGGATCAATTAACCCCCGTCAGTTGGGAAATAAAGTAAATGTTATAACAATTCCACAACAATATTTTGGTGAAGAAATAAAACCATTTTCTATTAAAATTCTTGATGATAGTACAGATATAACTGTAGATTTAAGAGATGATGGACATGGACAATTATATGATTATGCATATTCATCAAGTTTTGCAACTGGAACTCCTGATGCTAATGGAAGTGGAAGTTGTATAGGTAACGTATTTTATTCCCATGGTATACTTACAATAACTGATACTGGTTCTGCATATATATCTTGTAGTTTAGGAGATGGTACATTACCATCAGGACAATATGCAGGTGGAGATGGGTTTTCAGTTCAATTTCAAGCAACAAAAACTTCTTATGAATATGAGTATTTATGTGATGTACCAGAATATCAATTTAATGGAACTACAAATCCAAGTACAGTAGTTGGTAGGAGTGGTAGTATTTATATTCCACAGGGAGCTAGATATATTTATGATGGAAATATGGAGGATCCTCAATATGAAAATACAATTGATTTAGTATTACCAGCAGCAAGTAGTTCATATAATTTATTTTATAATCCAGGAACGACATATGAAAATTTTACAACCCATTCGGAATTTGGAACATATGTTACAAATATAGGTTTATATAATGATGAAAATGAGTTATTAGCTATCGCAAAATTATCTAATCCAATAAAAAATGATAAAGAGTTACCATTATCATTTTTAGTTCGTTTTGATTCGTAATTCACAATATATATTATATTTATAATAGAACGAATATCTAATTAATTAACGGGAGAGACACTAATGGATAGCCAAGCGCAAAGTCTTATTGAGCAAATGATAGGACATTATGGTTGGATAGCTGTTACATTTGTATTGGGTTTCTTTTTTAAGGAATCCATAATTAATA